AAAGAAACTACCTTACGCAAGCAAGGTGTTTAAGATAACCGAACAACAAATGGATAAAGCCTGGATAAAAATGTCTGCAAGCCTAGAGTCTTATAAGAAGTATCTAAAAGGAACTAAGCCTACCATTCATAACAGTCCTAATATTGTTACACTAGATTTAGATGGCCAAGATTAATTCTAGAAACAAAGGCGCCGCGTTTGAACGCGATATAGCTAAGATCCTCAACGAGTTCTTTATAGCAGAGGGTATTGATTACCAAACCAAACGTAACCTAGATCAGTATCAACAGAAAGATCAGTGCGATCTAGACATGCCCTACTTTGCAGTAGAGTGTAAGTTCTATAAAGAAGGCGACTTGTTACGTGCCGCTTGGTGGGATCAAGTATGCAAATCATGTAACGGTAAGATACCCGCGTTGATATATAAATTTAACCGCAGACCTATTCGGGTTTGCGTTCCCTTATCGGCTATAAATACAGGGTGGGACGTGGACCACTCTAAGGTAGCCGTACTGTCTATGGATGATTTCTTGTCGGTCTTAGCGACCAATTGGAAGTTGTACTCTGAATAAAGTTGCTAGGTTGAGCTTTCGCTCTTAACGACTCCTAGCGTAGCCGTAGTAATTATAGTGAAGGTTTGCTTGGAGCAGACGATTCACTAGGAGAAACACTTGACTCACCCATGCTTGGAGGTAGATCAGCAGCTTTAGGAGCTGCCGCTCTTTCCAAAGGTTTGTAGCCTACGATCTTATTACTATCGCCGTAGTCAGAATCAGCTTCCGCCTCTTCTATGGCCAACGATACGATAAATGCTTTACCGTGTAGATCGTGTGCGCTCTTAGGTGGGTTCTCGTTACCAAAGCCTAACGATTTGCATAATCTGGCCCAGTCAGCTTTTGCATACCCAAGATAAGTTGGGTTGTCTTGCCAAAGCATAAATGGTTTACGAACCATCCAACCCGCGTATTTATCGCCAGTCAGTTCTAGTTCAAGCCATATCATATCGTTACCCGCTTGAGATTTCTTTTTCTCACACGTAGTTACAACGCAAGGATAATCACCTGCTGGTATTGCACTATTATCGCTACCCGCGTCTTCTATATTAAAATCAAATCCGTCAAAATCACTCATGCTGCACCTCCTGCAAATCCGAGTTTATTAATAATAGTAGCCAGGTCAGGTGACTCAAACCCCTCTAGCTTTCCTGAACGATCCTTGGCTATATAGTTCTGACCAATTTTCGTTTGTAACCAACGAGAGGTTACGTTTTTACCTTCTTCATTCTCATCGTCGAAGGTACGCAAGACCAACACTTCATCAAAGAAGTATGGTATTTGCGTTGGCAATTTAGCGCCAACCATCATCGGTTGATAATGAAACATGCCTGAAGATTCATCGCGTTCCCTACTTTGTTTAGCGATAAATACTACGTGCATCGGAAGGTCCCTGAATCTACGCATCGTTTTAATCATCACTTCGATGACTTCACCATACGCACGTCTTGGATCTTTACTTTTTGCTTTCTCTTGCGATAACAAAATCTCAGCCATTTCTGTAACACTATCTAAACAGACGGTGTCATAGTCCAAGGTTTTGTTCTCTAAGAGTTCAGCGATTTGTTCTATCTCGGATGCTTCCTTAACCTCAATCGCGTCGAGGTTGGGTGCATCTTTGATAGAAAGTAGACCGCTCTCCATACTAACGACCAATGTTTTACCAGGTGCCGTTTGACAGAGAGTTGTCTTTCCCACCCCACTTTCACCGTAGACTAACAGCTTCGCGCCTTGTTGTTCTACAAGTTCATTTGGGGTTTTGATACGATTTAAAATGCTATCGTTCATGTTACTTTCTCCAAAAGTTGTTATTAAAAAAGATTTCGATTACAATGTGTCGAGAACCTAATTAAACATATAGTATCAATGAACAAAGCAAAAAACAAGAACCAATGGAAGATAAATTATCTTTACCGACAACAACAACTAACGGAGAAGGACCTTATGACTTTATATCAAGAAGGGCTGGAACCAGAATATAAGGAGCGCGAAGTGAAACGAATGACACTTAAAAGTTACATCGAATTTGTAGGGATTGAACCAGCATCAAAANTATTTGGCTGTTCAGCCGCNTCAGCNAGAGCCTGGAGNTATGGCAACAGACAACCTTCTATAGACCAAGCCAAAAAAATAATCAAAGCATCTGACGGCAAGTTAGACTTTGAAGCTATATTTGGCCCTATCGAAGAAACCAAAGAAGAAGCGGTTGATTAGTGTTAGACGTCAAAGCATCTGCGCAGGATTCTGCGTTGGAGCTTGCTCTTGCTTATGCAGAAAGTGGCTACACGCCAGTACCATTATTAAGACATAATAAAGTACCACCCAAAGAGCTTGGTGGGTGGCAGAAGTATAAAGAGCGACAACCGACGACGGAAGAAATAACTCGGTGGTTTAAGGACCGCGACGATTTAGTCGTAGCCTTAATCTGCGGTAAATTCATTGTGGTTGACGCAGACACACCTGAAGCCTGTATATGGGCAGAAAAGAATTTACCAAACACTCCTTGCAAAGTAGTTACAGGCAAGGGGATGCACTACTATTACAACAACCCAGAGAACTACACTACTTACGTAGCTAGAAGAACAGACACGTCAGATCCTGCAAAGCTTATAGATATAAGAGGGGTGGGTGGATTGATTATTGCTCCGTATAACATTCACGCAACGGGAGCTATATACGAACCTAAGTTTATAGATGGATGGGACTGGCATGATACAAGTGATCTACCAGACCTGACTAAAGAACATTGGGTAATGATTACAGGTGTTGACAAGCTCAACGGGAAATCAATCACATCACCATTCTCTATGGAGGGAGTGGTAGCGGGCAGTCGTAACGATAATGCGGCAAGACTTGCAGGCAACCTGATAGCTAAAAACGTCAGTATTGAAATGGTTGAGTTCTTTGTTCAGTCTTGGAATCAACAGAATAAACCCCCCTTACCAAGATCGGAAATATCAACTACAGTTAACTCTATATTAAAGACCCATGAAAGGAAGAACCAACAGGCTCCAGCTTTCATACAACGCAGTTACAACGTGAAGGAACCAACCGATCTATACAGTCCTCCAGGTATCATCAAAGACATATATGAATACTCAGAGGAGATAGCCCAAATACCGCAACCCGCGTTGTCGATGCAATCATCACTCGCACTCGGTTCGGTTGCACTTGGCAGAATGTACAAGACTGATATGAATAACTTCAGCTCTTTATTCTTTATGTGTATTGCTAAATCAGGACAAGGTAAAGAGAACGTCAAGACGGTTATAGAAAACATATTAGATGGCGCTGGCTTTGCCGATATGATGGCGGGAGACGGTTACACATCTAGTGGTGCGGTCTACAGCTTACTACGTCATAAACCCACACACGTTACGGTTATGGATGAGTTTGGTAAAAGGTTAGAGTCTATATCTAAATCTACCAATTCTAACAAGGAAGACGCTATACAGGTCCTTATGGAGACGTGGGGACGTTGCCACGGTACGATCAGGCCAGACAACTACTCTATGATGACTCTGACTCAGAAACAGCAACAAGAAGCCCTAGATCGCTCGACAGTCAAACCAGCGATTACGTTGGTGGGTATGTCTGTACCTAGAAACTTCTACGGCGCTTTATCAACAGGACGTATCGTAGATGGATTCCTGAATCGTTTTATAGTGGTTGAGTCTAAGTTACCTAGAACCGTAAGCCGTATGGTGCCATTTGCAGAGCCTTCGTATGCAATATGTGAATGGGTACGTAAGGTTAGAGAAACCAAGAATGAAATGGAACAGATTTCTAGAGACAACTCAGAAGTAGATTTTAAACAACGTGTGGTCAAGTTTAACGACGAATCTAAAGACCTGTTAAATAAATTGGCTTACGAGTTAGTAGAGCAACAGAACAAGCTAGAAAAGGACGGACTAGAAGTATTACTGTCTAGGACTAGAGAGAAGGCGATGCGCCTGGCTATGATATGTGCGGTTGCAGATAATCCAAATACCAATGTAATCAAAGGGGAGATGACCCAGTGGGCAATAGATTACGTTTACTACTACGATCAGTTAATGGTAGCCACGTGTGAAGATAAGGTTGCGGGTTCTGAAATGGAAAGCCGTATCAAGCAAGTGCTTAGTTTTATTAGAACGCAAGGTGAAATGGGTATCAGTCGTCGCGATATAGACAGACGAGAATTATTTAGATCAATGAAATCTTTTGAAGTAAAAGAGATTATTAATCGTTTGATAAACGCTGGGGAGATACAAGAGAAAGATGTACGAGTTAAAGCAACAGGACGACCAATGAAAAGAATAGTCGCTATAGATCCTAATTTTTTCGATGATTAGAGATATAGCAGAAATAGTATACGAGATAGGAAAGATATGGTTTTACCTGTTACTTATTACAATCGCTTTGATTGTAAGTTTGATAGCAACGCCATTTGTTCTTTTACATCGTTTGTATACCTATATATATGAAGGAGTTATTTATGAACGCGAAACCGAAGATGGAGACGATCAGCGATCAAAAGCGCGAAGAACGTGTAGCAGGATTTATAGAAGGATTATGGGGCGTAAGATGTCATAAGCTACCAGTTAGCTATGGCCTAGATTATTGGTGCGAGAGCAAAGACTCTTGCTTCTGGCTAGAAGTTAAATGTCGTAGCTTTGGTATAGACCGTTACGATACTTTATTACTAAGCGCATCTAAGTTACGTATGGGGGCTGCCTTGTCTCTAGCAACCAACCAACCATTTGTACTGGTGTTTGCTATGACGGATAGTGTGTACTCACACACTTGGGATAGAAATAAAGTCTACGATGTACGCTTTGGTACGATTGCAGAACCGCAACTACCAGAAGACTCAGAACCATATATACATTTAAGTAAAGATGAGTTGGTCTGTTTGTCAGACCACGCGTTAGGATTTGATCGGGAAGAGTTGGGGCTTACTTAATCAATAGAAGCTAACATTTTTTCAATTTCTTTATCTTCTTTCTTTTTAGGCCTATAGAATTTTTTTATATCTTTGAGCGGTCCTAAGTTGATTTCAACGGGTGCGCCTTTGCCTTCTCCGCTACCAAAAAGACCTGCAATACCAGAGGCAATATTCATTGGAACATTTCCCTCCCCTGGCAATAAATTTGTAGCAAATCTTTTAAGTCTGCCAGATTGTTCTGCTTGTCCTTTACCTATGTTTGCGTCGTATGAATCTGTAATAACTATGTTGCCATCTTTGTCGGTATCAAATGAAAAACTACCTAAAAAAGTTTTGACTATAAATTCTGGATCATTTAATTTTTTTAAAAAAGTTCCTGAATTAATTTGAGGATTTGCTGCTAAAAATCTTTCGACGTTTTTAGGGTCGGCAAAATTAGATTTAATTTGTCTTTGTAACTGCTCTAGACCATCTTTAGTGACAACATCACCATATCCCCCTTGGTCGTAATAGCCTATACTCCCACTTGTTTGTCCCTCTTTGGTTGCGTCTAATACTAATTTATAAAGCTGTTCTATTTCCTTTGGTTGTAAGTCACCTGAATCATATTTACCAAGTCTTGACAGACCAGGTATCAAATCATATATAAAAGCTTTTTGGTTTATAGGTATGTTTTTAACAATAGGTAAGTCACCCATCAAACTAAAATTTTCTGCATCAAATCTTTCAGCAGGACTCATTTTATTAAGGCGTTCTTGACGCTCCTGAGTTAGTGCTATTACTTCTTCAGGTGTGATGTTAATCATTTAAACTAAACCAGCAATACCACCAGCTCGTCTGGCTGCTATATCTTCGTTAGCAGGTGAACCACCTAGTAGACTTCTGCTTATAGGAATATTTGATGTGGTTTTTTGAGTTTGTATAGGGTTTATGTTTGGTAAATTTAAACTTCTTGTTGTGGGTATTTTTATTTGCGAAGCAGCTTCTTGCGCTTGTTCTTTTAATCCTGATTCATTTATTAATCTACTTACGTCATCAATACCTTCTGCGGTGTTTTGTCCTATTTCAACAAAACCACCTATACGTATTGCTTTTTCAACAGCATCCATAACTTCGCCAACAGCAGTTCTGTCAGTCCTAGATAACATACTTACTATTCTAGGATTAGCAAATAAAGTTTTATAAACAGTAAGAGTTGCAACAGTTGGTAGTAAGTTTAAGTTAAAGAATCCTGCTGCTAACGTACCTGCAACAATAGAACCAGCTCCTGTTTTTTCTGCTCCTGATACAGTGACGTTCATTGCTCTTGCAAATCCTCTTAGTGATCTTTTTAAATCTTTGCCAAACATCGCCTCTAATGTTTCATCTCCATACTGATCTAATGCTCTTTGAAAGGCTCCAGGTTGAAATATTTCTGATATGTCTGTGCCATTTGGACTAACGCCTTTCATTAACAATTCTTCTAAAGCTTCATCTTGTATATTTAAAAAAGCTTCTTCAGATACTTCTTTTTTTACTCTGTTTATTGCCTCACCACTATTAGGCCTAAAAACTACTCTAGCAATTGTTTCTGGAGTTGCGTTTTCTACATTGGTTAAAATACGGGCTTGTTCAAATTTTAATAATTCATCACTAGCTTTAGCTCTAGACTCTAATCCTTCTATAAACTTATTAAAATTTGGTGAAAAATCTTTTTGCAAATCTAACTTAACAGTGCTGTTTATTAAATCTCTTAAATCGTCAGGTTTTAACTTAGGATTGTACTTTACAAATTCTTGCAAAGTTCTCATTGTTTTTTCGTAATTTTCACCTAACAACGGCCTTAATGTTGTACCTTTTGATAAAATTTTCCCAACAAATGTTCCTGGATTAAACGCTTCACCTTTTAATGGCAAAGCATCTTTAAAAACTCTTCTAGTTAATTCGGCTCTTAACGCATTTGCTTTTACAGAACCTTCAGGTCCTTTAGAAAGCGCACCTAATATATCCTCTAAATCACCAGCTCTATTAGCTTTTACAATATGGTTATATACATCATTTTGATTTACTGCACCTGTAAATACACCATTATGTTCGGTGAATGATTTAATACGTTTTACAACTGCATTGTTAAAAGGTTTGTGATCTTGTGCATATCTTTGATTTAATTTTCTAAGTTCTTGTATCTTAGATATAAGTTCTGTTTTTTCTGCTTTAGTAATATCTCTTGAAGTTAGTTTACTCATTGCAACACGCGTTCTTGCTGGCATGTTATAAATTAAATCATCAACTTTTTTTACGACTTGTTCAAAAAACTCACCAGCCGTACCTTCTAATTCACCATTTAATTTTACGTTATTTAAATTAGATTTTACTTTTATTAGCTGTCTCATAGTTGCACCACCGCTAAAAGCACCATTTTCTATTTGCTTGCTAATGCCTCTTAACATGTTTATACCATCAGCTCCTAAATATTGTAAAGTAGGATCTTCTATGTCTAAAGTGTCATCAATAAACTTTTGTAAACCTTTGAGTTCTTGTGTAACTGATTCTTGTGTTTCTTTAGTAATACGTTTTCCAAGATTTCCTCTAAGCACTCCTGCGTAGGAATCTATTTCCCTCCATGCCGATGCGTATTGTTTTTCAAATTGATCTTGCATAGTTTTATAAGAATTCTTTATAGTATCTTGCACACTTTTTCCCAATGCAGCACTATCCATAGCTTCCATTATTGGACCAAAACCTCCAGTTTCGCTAGATAAATCCAACATCATATTATTTAAGTATTCGCTTATCTCATTATCAGTTGTTTCTAATTTTTTACGGGCAATCTTTATTTCATTAGAGGCCGCACCCGCACCTTCAAAATCTGAAAGTTCTTGCGCTCTGCTTTTGCGCTTTGCCATTTTTTCTTGCAATTCGGCTAATAAAGCTCTGTTATAGTTTATTAGNCCTTGTTCTCTTCCCTGTTTACCAGCAATAGTTTCACCGATACCCTGCATCCTGCCTGGTATAGCTCTACCTAAAAATTGTTGACTTACTGCACCTCTTACTAAATTACCTTTATCGTCTCTTAAAAGTTTTACTTCTCCTTTCTTCAAAGCTTTAGATATATCTTTTTCAGTAGCTAATCTACCTAATTTTTCGTCTAATCTTAGAACATCGTCAATGTTTATACTTTTGCTCACTACAAAAGCATCACGTGCTTGTCTGATAGGTGCTTTTCTACCAAAAAAAGCGCCGTAACCAACTCCTATTAATTCACCAACGGCTTGCCCTCCAGACCCAAAATAAAATTCTCTTTTTAGTAAATCTCTTATTTCTTGTTCATCCTGTAATTGAAACCCTTCTTTTATTTCACCAAATTGTCCTTTTGCTTCGAGCAACTCTTCTGCTCCTTTACCAGCAGAAGTACCCAATCCACCCATAACAATTCTAGCCAAACGCGGTGACTTAACAATACTTGTCAATAGTTTGACTGCTCTCAAATGTGGGGACATGGCAGCTATTGCTCCAAAAATAGGACCTGCTATACCAGCAAAATCCGCAAAATCTCCTGAAGCAAAACCAGTTTCGTCTATAATTACATTTTTGTTAGTCAAGTCATCTTCTTCGTACAAACCTTGATCTACCAAACTTCTTTGTCCTTCTGGGGTAATCGCTAAATCTCCCCTTGTGTTATATGTAAAACCTCCTGATCCTACATAATTGGTGAGTAATTTTTCTTTTTCAATTTCTTTTCCTGCTTTACTTCTTTCACCCAATCCTAAAAGAGAACGTAGTTTAAAATTCTTTAAACCTTTTTGGTAATCAAAATAAACATCATCAAAAAGAGGTGAAGCCTCTTTTTTTGCAAACTCTGCTTTTATTATTTTAACGGCATCTTCAGGCGAGTCAGCCTCTACCCTTACAGGCGGCATACCTTTTTTCAAAATAATATCGTATTTCATTATGACAAATTACTTAAATCTATTACTTGCACTTGTTCTTGTCCTTGTTTTAATTTTAAAGCCTCTAGATTTGGGTACATTTCTAATATTTTTAAAGCTGACAAACTATTTAATGATTGTCCTGTTTGCCCCAACCTACTGGCTGATGAAAAAATATTACTGTAATTTTGTAAAATATCATTTGATATTGAAAGGTCTAATTGATCTAAAGCTTTTAAATTGAAAGCTGCCTTTTCGCCTAAGTTAATTTGCGTTGATAGTTGTTCAACTATTTCTCTATCAAAATTTGAAATTGATTTGCTTGATTCACCCAGAATAGCCCTGATATTTGATTGTGAGATTAACGTTGCCAGTTTTTGCGCCCTTCCTGTAGCGGACAATTCTTCAAAGCTTTCTATACCATTTGGCAATTCTTTTCCAAATAACTCTGGAACTGCTGTTTGTGCTTTTTCTAAAATATTTCTTGCAAAACTGCCTATGGATGTAGGATTTTCATTCTTGAGTATCTTTCTCAATTCTTCCATCAACGCTCTAGTATTTTGAGCTTTTTCTATTTTTCCAGCAGATTCAGTAGCGTTGCTATCTAATTCTATTAATTTTTCAGTAGATACTCTGTCTTCAGATTCTTTTTTTAATCTTTCTTTATCTAATTCAGCAGCTAAAAGCTTAGCATCTTTTTCTTCTTGATATTTTTCTTCAGCAGCAGCTACAGCTCCTAAAGATATACCTCGTCCAAATTCTTGTGTTGTTGCCATACCTTTAGCTAAATTTCTTGCAAACCTAATAAAGTCAGGGCTTTGTATGAATTGTGCAAAATTAGACTCAGGAGGTTTTTTAGTAGAATAGTTCACCTCACCTGTACCTACACCGTCATTTGAAGCTTCGCCTACAGACTCAACATTTTCAGGAATACCACCCTCTTTAATAGCGTCTAAAATCCTATTGCCTAAATTATCACCTGGCTCTACAGTCCTTGTTTCGTCTCCTGCAAAATCATCTTCAGGAAGAAAGTCTTCATCATCAACATCTTTTTCTTCTTCATCACCTGTAGATGCAGTCGAGTCTGTAATTTTAGTTTCTGGTTTTGCTTGATTTTCTATATCTTCTAAATCTTGAGTTATAGAATCTGTTCGTATAGCTCCTGTCATTTGATTTAAACGCATTTCAGCTACATCTTTTAATTCAGTTTGTGGTGTGAGTTCAAACAAATTTTCTACAGGTAAATTTTCTCTTGCTTCTGCTTGTTCTCTAGCTCTTTGGCCACCAACCAAGCCTTGAAAATCAGGTCCACGAAAATAATCTAAAATAGTATCTGCACCACGATTCAAACTATTTAATCCAGCAATCCCTATATTTTTTGCTAATTGTCCAGTACGTAATACATCTAGACCTATGTTTTGAGCTGCTGATCCAAAATCTCCAGGGGCGTATACAGTTCCTGCTCTGTCTTCTTGAGGCACTCCCATGTAATCTGCTGCGATTCTACCAGGCATAATTTCAGGTTCATCATATCCTGCAAAATCGTCTAAAATTCTTTGTATTTCAGAACCACGCTTTACTCCTGGCGCATTTAGTATGGGATATAAGTCTGTACCATCAAGTTTTCCAGTTTTTACATCATCTTCAAATTGATTTAAATCTTCAAATGTCCAAATCTTATCTCCAATTATTACTTGGTTAGAATCTATATCTGTGGAATCTGCTTGTATTTCTAAAATATCTTGCGAAGATGTTTCAGGTATCAATAAAGGATTTTCTGTTATGAGAGGTGCAGGTTTCATACCCACTCTTTCAATTTCTAAAAGGTTGTCAAGATCTGTATCTAAACCTTTTTTTGCGGGTAAAAAAGCTGTAGCCCTTTCTGAAGATGATTGTGTTGTTTTAGGACCTGCAAGAATTTGATTTGTTGTGGATTCAGTAGCTCCTATGTTTTTTAATTGTTCCGTTATGTCTATTGCATTTGGAACAATTTCTGGATTTAGATTTCCTAATCTTTGTCCTAATACCGTGTTTCTTTCGACAGATAAATTTGAATTATCAATTTGTGGAAAAACTTGAAAATTACCCGTAAATTCATTAGGGACACCTGGTGTTCCTGGATTTACTGAACCGCCAACTTCTTTAGCAATGTTTTCTATTTCACGGAAACTAAGTCTATCTCCTAATAAATCAAAAATTTCTGCGGTGTCATATCCTTGTGAAGAATAGTATGCAGCTAATTGTTGTAAATTTATAGCGGGAGAATTGACTGCATCTCCGTTAGCAAACATTTTTCTTTGTAGTACATTCATTACGTTGTGTATGTTCCTCCACCGCCATACGGATTATATTGCCCAAATGGATTTCCATAGTTAGACGCCTGAGTGGCTGGTCCTCCTTGATTTCCTGAGTTTACAGGATCTTGTGTAGGATCAGTAGTTGGATTTCTTTTAGGATTAGCAAAGTTTGCATAAGTTCCTAAAAATGTGCTTAGTCCTCCGCTTAATGGATCAGGTGGTGCGCCGTATGTTGTTTGCACGTTTGAAAAACCTGGAGTGTATTGTGGCAAGAACCCTTGTACGTAACTAGCTGCTTGCATTGGAGCCATTCTTGTTTGTACAGCTTGGTCATATTGTCTACCAAGTCCAGTTTCTTTAATCCCCCTAGCTGTTCCGCCTAAATCTGCTAATTCTCTTCTTTGAGAAGAAGCTAAATCATAATCTGTACGTCCAAGGTTGCCTATTTGTCCGCCATACCCAGCTATATCTGAACCTATTGTTCTGGCTAAACCAGTTCTACGTGAGCCTATATTTCCAAATTGAGTTCCAAATCCAGCTAAGTTACCTGCTAATCTTTCTCTCGCTCCAGCTTGTCTACCAAATTCTCCTAATGCAGTGTTTTGTGCTGTTTGAAAACCACCAGAACGTATACCTGCTAAAGCCTCTCCTAACCCCCTACCTAATGCCGATCTTCTTTCATCAGCAGTTAGTCTAGCTCTAGATCCAAACGCAGATTCTCCGCCTGATTGTATGTCACTAGCCCTTTGCGCTACATCAGCAATATCACCTCTTTTAAAAACGTCATCTATAGTTTGTTGTACGACTCTGTCCTCAAAAGGATTATAAAATTGTTCGGTCAGATTAGGATCAAACTGCATGCCCGCAGCTTGCCTAGCAACGTCGGTCGCTGCTCCCAGATAGTCTTGTTCACCAGCAAAGTAAGGTTGAGCCAATTCTCCAGCTCTACGTGACATGCCTATACCTTCTTTTATGCCAGCTACGTTAGCATCTAAATAAGGTTGATAAGAACCAATACCTCCGTAAGCACCTTGCATCGCAGCTATTTCTAATGGGGACAAACCTGCGGTCTGTCTCATTATAGCGGGTTGTCCGTAAGACCTATTGGCTGCGCTAATAGCTTGAGATATTATTCCTGGAGTATCTGGAGAACCAAAGTAAGCTTCACGTAGAAATGGGTCTGAAACTCTATCATCCCTAACAAAACCTCTTGCGATTGGATTTATAGGTTGTACCATTAGACTGCCTCAAATATGTTCATTAACTCACGCATGTTTTCAACACCTTTTTCTCTTGAAGCGCTACCACCTGAAACCAGTTCTATACCTGATTTAGTTTTGTTGACGTTAAATGCACCTGCACCTTGCGTTGCTGCTGCGGTCATTACAAATTCACCATCGCTTAACATCGCAGGTATGTCATCAGAAGTACCCGTACCAGGTCCTTCAGACTCACCGCCGTCACGCATATCTAATTCAGCTACGCCACCTTCTGCGTAGTACATTCTGTTGTCTATTGGACCACCCCCTGCTACGTTTAATACAGCAGGTTTAGGTCCTAATCCAAATTCGCCTCTAGTTCCGCCTGTTCCTAATTCTTTTGATAGTTGGTATCTTCCTAAAGAGTCCATCATCACTTGTGGTGTTTGAGCTAAACCACCAGACTTGCTTTTTGTATCGTCATATACAGCTTTTGCCAGTAATCCTGTTAAACCAAGGCCTAATCCTCCGCCTGGAAAACCTCCAGCCATACTACCTATTCCAGATAGTAAACTATTTGATCCTGATCCTGTTTGTCCTTTTAACGTATCTTCAATACCTTTTATAAATCCAGGTGTTTTTCTACCAAAAAAACTTCCTGTATTTGATGCCATTTGATTGTAATCATTTACAGAAATAACCTCCCCATTTGGCCCCATATACCCTGTTATTTGTCCATTCATCGTATCTGACATCGGAGTGTAATTAGCAACAGGATTTATACCTGGTGTTCCAAAAAGTCCTCCTAGCGGTCCACCTTGAGTTAATCCGCCAAGGCCACCAGAAAGAGCTGTACTTAATGAATCTCTCAAAGCACCTCCACCAAGACCTGTCCCTTCTGCAAATTGTGAGAAATTTTGAAATCCTTCACCTAAACCACCAGGGAGCATTTTTCCTAAACTTCCAATACCTCCACTGATAGCCTTACCTACAGTGCCTAAACCGCTAGATAAAGCTCCACCCACTCCTGGTATACTCCCTACCAAACTTGTAATACCTGTACCTAATCCACCAGCCAAAGCTCCTAGTGCAGAACCTACACCTGGAACTAACATGGCAATTGGTGCTACTACTTTAGCTACTTTTTTGATTGATTTAAAAGCTTTCTTGAAGAATCCAAACTCAGGTAGTCCTGTAATTGGGTTGATGGACATACCAGATCCAACTGCATACTCGTTTGGATCAAGGCCAGCAGCCCTCATCTCTTGGTTGATACGTGCCTGCGTAGAGGCTGATATTACAGGTGGTACGACACGTTCGCCCAAAGCAACGTGAGCTAGAAACTGATCTTCGTCTCTTCCTAAAGTTGCTATTCCTGTTCCTGATCTGTCAATTCTATTCATTTGTTTTATTCTATCGTTTTTAGTGGTTTTGTTAAATAAAATTCATTTCTAAATAGTTTTTTTTATCTTCCCAACAAGGACGTGATATCAGCCAAAAAACCAATAAATATCGGTCCCCTGTCTGTACGGGCAGTCCTCGGTGCATGTGAGTAAAACTAGGAAACATCAAAGCGCTACCTGTTGGAAGCGGTTCAACAATACCTCTACCTTGAAATTCTGTTCCACCACCCTCGTATTCACCTGTATTTAAAGGGATTACTACGCTTATATCTGCACTAGCGTCGTGGTGCCAAGCTCCTTGTTGCTTGTCTCTTATATTGTAATTGGCTATTTGTACGCCACCATCTGTAACGACTCTTCCCCAAAGACCCATAAATATAGGGTTTAAAATACTACTGACCACACTCATCAAGGAAAAGTATAAGTCAGGTATATGTTCTTGTAAGACTATCTCAGGTATCTGTCTTAGCGTGTCTTCTTCTTTATTAGGCTCAAAGTTAAAGTGTTCTTTGATGTTTTGTAGTTCGTCTTTAAATATATCGCAAAATGTTTCTGAGAATATAGGTGCTGTATAAACATCCTTGATAGGCTCATCTATAACAGCGTGTAGTGGTAGTTTGCCTAAGTCTTCTTGTCCCTGAGACTTTAAAAAACGTACGATATCTAGTTGCGAGTCTTTAACAGCTTGAAAAGTTTTGTCTTCTATAAACCAGTCAGAGGGTTGAGTAAGAAGAAGATTACTCATTTCATACGCTGATTTTATATTTTCTACTGCTTGCATATCAAACTTTAATAGTTGTCGCTCCGTTATTTCTGATAGTAACAGAACCTAGTTCTGCTTGCAGTTGATACCCCTGCGGATTTGCTGGAGTATGTAGCTGTATCCATTTGAAGCCAGTATAAACCTGTAATACTCCAATTGATGTGTTCCATATTACATCACCAATAGAAAAAGCCAAAGTGCTGATTTGTTGGTCGTTATACTGGGGTGTGCTGTCAGGATCAAAGGTTCCTAAGTTTAATTCTAGGATTCTGACTAAACGATTATAAATATCTCTATTTACAAACTGATTAGATTCTATTGGTAGACGGGTTTCTAATAGTTTGCTCATCTTCTACCGTCAGTTTTCACATCAAAACGTGTAGCGCCTAATCGCCATCCTAAAGCAAGATTACCGCTACCAGACTGATCGTCATCAGATTCAACTCTGATAACAGCCTGTCGTCCTCTAGCCCTTATATTCGCTTTTGTTGTAGAAGAACTAATTGCAGAAGTAGCTTTAGTTGTTAAAGATTCACCTGGAAAGTTTCTTACCTTAGTCAAAATATTTACAGATCCAGAGTTGTCGTCTTGTAAAAAACGTATGTCAGGTATGATAGAGGATATAGATTGGAACTGGTCGCCATCTCCTATATCAAAGTCACTTGATTCAACAAATACACCAGTCATCGGACTGCCATCGTCGTCAAAACCAATCTCATGCTGGTAAAGATAATTGTCTTTGGTAGCTTGTGGGTAGTTCACTACACCAGAATCAAGCCAAGCAGTTCTTTCTAAATTGCCGTAATACCAAACTTGTTCTTGCGTGTTGTATATAACGTAACGATCTATTTCAGATGAAGATGATGACGGATAAAACCAACCTACTTCGTTATTTTCGCTATTACTAAAAGCATGTATTTTGTAAGCTTGTCCTACGTTTAAATCTGAGAATACGTAATTTAAAACAGTACAAGGTAGTTTTTGTACGCTGCCGTTGTACAAG